TACAGTAACTCTTCCAGAATCAACTTCAATTGGAGAGGTCAGCAACCTTGAAATAGGATACCTCAACGGAGTAACATCTGGTATTCAAGGACAGATCGATGCTAAGCTAGCTTCAGCAACTGCTGCAACCACTTATGCACCACTAGCAACACCAACATTTACTGGTACAGTAACTCTTCCAGAATCAACCTCAATTGGAAACGTAAGTAACGTGGAGATAGGTTATGTAAACGGAGTAACATCCGCTATACAGGATCAAATTGATGCAAAAGCACCACTAGCCTCACCAACATTTACAGGAACAGTAACACTTCCTGCAAACACAATTACTCAATCAATGATGTCAGATGATTCAGTAGGAACTGCAGAAATTATTGCATCTTCAGTAACTAGCTCAGAACTTGCAGTTGATGCAGTAACTGAAGCAAAGATTGCAGATGGCGCAGTAACATCAGCTAAAATTGCAACTGGAACAATTGTAAATGAAGATATTAATGCTTCTGCAGCAATTGCAACATCTAAGATATCAGGACTTGACACAGCTCTTGGCCTAAAAGCACCACTTGACTCTCCAACATTTACTGGTACAGTATCAGGAATTACAAAGACTATGGTTGGGCTTGGATCTGTTGATAACACAGCAGACTTAGCAAAGCCAGTATCTACAGCACAGGCTACAGCAATCGCAACTGCTAAGTCAGAAGCAATTGCAGATGCAACAGCACAAGTAAATGCAGTAATTGCATCTGCCCCAGCAGCACTCAACACACTTGATGAACTTGCTGCAGCACTTGGAGATGACGCAAACTTTGCTACATCTGTAACAACAAGCCTCGGCCTAAAAGCCCCGCTTGCATCACCAACATTTACTGGAACAGTAACAGTTGCCGCAGCAGGAGTAGCATTTACAGATGGCACTCAAACAAAAGCTGGTGTCCCATCACTTACAACAATTGGAACTGAAATCTCAGCAGCATATAACCTATCAACAGGTGGCCTTGCCCTAAGAGATCAACTTATCCCAATTGCAGGTGCACGGGCAATTACAATACCAACAAATGCAACAACAGCCTTTCCAATTGGTACATCAATTGATTTCTACCAAGCATCAGGAACTGGCGCAAATTTTGTAGCAGCAGATGGTACAGTTACAATTCTTCGTACACCAGGACTAACACTAAGAACAACATATTCATCAGCAACACTCACCAAGGTTGCAACAAACACTTGGTTACTAGCTGGAGATCTAACAGCATAATGAAAAAAAATAAAGACAGGGGTTAAATAAATGGCAAACAAGAAAATAGGTAGAAAGTCCTCAGCACAGGATAACTTCTTAGAACCAAGTGCAGTTACTTCTTTAAGTGCAACAAATGTGGGTACTGGGCGGGCATATAATAATGGCGCAGCATCTCTTACATGGTCTTTGCCAGCCGCATCACCCCCAGCAACGCTTTATACAATTACAACAACCCCAGCATCAACAACACAAACTACATCTAGTACTAGTTTTACATTTACAGGATTAGCAAGCGCAACGGCTTATACTTTTACAGTTATTGCTTCTAATGCTGCTGGATCATCTCAGCCAACGACATCAGGTTCAGTAACAATAACAACAGTTCCACAAGCTCCATCGGCAACAGCCTCAACGTCTGCAGCTGGCCCAAGTCCTGTACCAGCATCTGGTAGTGATAGAATTACATTTTCTGCCAATGCAACTGGTGGTTCTGCAATCACTTCATTTAGAATAACATCTAGTGCACGTGGAGAGCTTTCCGCAAACGCAACATCTCCATTTGATACAGCTTCTCCAAACGCTGAAACGTATACAGTTTTTGCAATTAATGCTAATGGAACATCATTGGGAGCCACAACCTCCGACCCACAAACATTTACACCACCACACTTCCCACCGTTCTTCCCACCGTTCTTCCCACCGTTCTTCCCACCGTTCTTCCCACCATACTTCCCACCGTTCTTCCCACCGTTCTTCCCACCATTCTTCCCACCATTCTTCCCACCGTTCTTCCCACCGTTCTTCCCACCACACTTCCCACCATTCTTCCCACCATTCTTCCCACCATTCTTCCCACCGTTCTTCCCACCATTCTTCCCACCGTTCTTCCCACCACACTTCCCACCGTTCTTCCCACCATTCTTCCCACCATTCTTCCCACCGTTCTTCCCACCATTCTTCCCACCGTTCTTCCCACCACACTTTGTTGGCGGAGTATGTGGATATGGATGCAACCACTGGTAATTTAAAATATGTGGGCGCCTAGACAGGCGCCCACATAAATGATAGAATATAAACAAGGAGATATTAATGATTAAAATAGCATTATTAAGTAAAAATGAATCTGAATCAGGTTCTGACGCAATAAATTGGACAGTTGTTCAAGTTATTAGATTAATTGAATCAGATGACGAGACTGACCTTGTTAACCATGCAAAAAAATCTATTGAAAACAATGAAACATTTTCTTTTGTAGACACTTCTGCTATTGATAGTTTAAGCATAAAAAGAGGCGCATCTTGGGATGGAGTATCTTTTTCTAATGAAGGAATAGATAGAGGAAGTTTAGGAGATTTTCCAAAAAGAACAAAGCAATATGGTTTACTAGCAAACAACAAGTTTTTAATAGGTTTTAGTGCAATCCCAGAATCAATTGAAGATGCACTATACCAAGATGTCTTGCTTTCTGAAGTAAAAATTGTAGAAATTCTAGAAGATACAATTGTAGCACCAGGCTTTAATTGGAATGGTACAGAATTTACAGCACCATTGAATGGCTAAGTGGGAAAGCTTTAAAAAAACATTTGGAGATACCGCACCATGGGATCTTTTAAGTAAAGAAAAATATGTTGAAGATGACAATACTGCAAGCAAAAGATTTGAAATTTGTAAACAGTGTCCAGAATTAGTTAATTTAACTAAGCAATGTAAAAAATGTGGGTGTTTTATGTCCATGAAAGTTCTGCTTGCTGAAGCAGAATGTCCTATAGGAAAATGGGGAAAAGAAGTTGTATAATAAAGAAGAAATTGTCCCAGGTCTATGGGTTTATAGAGATGTTATAACAAAAGAGATTGATGTTATAAATAGACTAGAGTCGGCAATTGATAAGTCGAAAGGCATGCATACTTGGAAAGACGCAACAGTTGGATATAGAGAAAAAAAGCCAGAATATAGAGATTGCGTAGATTTCAAATGGAAGAAATTTGAAAATGCTCCAGAGTTTAAACACGAAGTCGAGATTAACTCCTTGTGGAAAGATGTATACGACGCTCAAAAATTAGCATTAGATGATTACTGTTCTTTTTATAATATTGAAATGAATTATTGGGAAGCCATGAATTTTATAAAATATGGACCAGGACAACACTTTTCTTATCACGCAGATCATGGATGGTCCTATATAGCAACAGTTTCTATGGTTGCATATATCAATGATGATTATGAAGAAGGTGGTCTGAGATTTGATAAATTTGATTTAACTGTAAAGCCAAAGGCTGGGGACTTGTACATATTCCCTTCAACGTTTTTATTTTCTCACGCAGCTTTGCCAGTAAAATCAGGCTTAAAATATTCTATAGTAACTATGACTGACTATAATGACAAGACTCATAACGAGCAGTTCTATAAACAATTTATGTCTCAAGATTCAATCGGCGACGGATACTAAATTGGAATTTGATGTTTACAAGATTGATCCAAAAAACTCAGCAAATATAAGTCCGCTGGGTATTAAAAGACAATGGATGGAAGAAACATCAGATAAGCATGCCTACCATTGTTTTCCAGTAAGCCTCTCCAACGCCCTTGGCTGGGGTATATCTTTTCCAGAAGATATATCATTTATTTGGGACGGAATCTCGGATTCAACAGATACCCATGTAAAAATTTTAAGCGGAAAGAAGTTTGTTTCAACGGCAAGAGCAAATGCAACAATAAGTTTTAATACAAATTTAGTTGTAACAACAAAAAGTAATTTGTCTATGTTGGCTATGCCAACCCCAAACTGGCCAATAGATGGAGTATGGCCCTTCACAACATTAATCAGCACTTCTTTTTTTAAAGGAACTTTTCCTATTGCGTGGAGAATCACTAAGGCAAATGAAATAATAACAATACCAGCAAATACACCCGTTGCTTCAATAATGCCAATATCACTATCTGATTTAAATAATTCAATAGCAGTAATAAAAGGATATAATGATCTGCCACAAGATTTTTTCCCAAAAGAAGATTATGGCAAAATTGTTAGCGATATTAATAAATCTGGAAAATGGACTGATTTTTATAGAAACGCTGTAGATCATAAAAATAATAAAATTGGATCTCATGAAGTAAAATCTTTAAGATTGAAAAATGATGAAACATCTATAGATGGTCCAGAAGGATGCGGTATACCCAAATGAATAAAATAGTATTTCACTCAAACAAACATTATAATAAAGAAGAGACCGCTCCTAGGCCTATGGCAAAAGCTATTCCAAAATGGTGGCTAGATGCTGATATTTATATAAAAGATTTTTACGGTAATCCTGTTTCTAATCAATCTCTTGATGGCGGCAAGGCATTAAATTTTAAAGCATGCCCAGCAATGCTAGATACATTTACAACTGGATATACTTTGGTTACCCCATGCGAAATTGAATTTTATAAAAAAAATGGAAGAATAAAAGCAAGAACACCAGCAAAGTTTGACGATTTTGTTGGAGAAAGAGGAGTGTCCCAAGGTTTTCAAACCCCACCTGGATATGAAGAAAATCATTTTCATTGGTATGCTAATTGGGCACCAGAGTTGCCAGAAGGCTACAGCTCTCTTTATGTTCAACCAATAAATCATTTTGATTTGCCGTGGATTACCGTGGGTGGTATAATAGATAGCGACAAGGTTACAACGTCTGGCCTTATACCATTTTTTATAAAAAATGATTTTGTAGGTGTAGTTCCAGAAGGAACCCCTTATTTGCAAATAATTCCTTTTAAGAGGGAAGATTGGGAGTCAGAAATAGTCTTTCATAAAGCCATTGATATTATGGCTAAAACAAAAGAAGTCTCTGATTTATTTAGAAAACCAGAGGGTGGAGTCTATAAAAAGTTATTTTGGACAAGGAGAAAGTACAAGTAATATGAAAAATCAGGTAAACACTAATGATACACATGACTACAGATCTTTAGGATCAATAACTCCCTCGGGATTTTTTGGCACAGGTCCAGAAAATATTGTAGAGCTAAAAAACTTTTTAACAGATATAGAAAGAGAAAGACTGACAAACTTTGCAAGAAACAACAAGACTTGGGATATAACAGATTCTCATGTTAATGAAAATGGAACAGTCATATATGATGCAAACGCTTGGGCAGACAGAGTCTGCACAAGAAGGTCAATGGAAATCTCAGCAGAACCAGATATTGTTTATGTTGTAGACAATCTAATATCTAGACTACAGTTAGAGGTTGAAAAATTTTTTAATGTCAGAGTTCAGGCTACTGGACCAGCTATTGTTAGGTGGCCAGTTGGTTCAAGGCAAGATCCGCATGCAGACAAAGAGCTTCATGAAGGCCCAGATGCAGGTACCCCTAATGATTTTCCTCATTACGATATAGCTTCTTTATTTTATTTTAATGATGACTATGAAGGCGGAGAACTATTCTTTCCGATTCAAGGTATAGAGTTTAAACCAGTTGGCGGATCAGCCTATTTTTTCCCAGGAGATAAAGGCTACATTCACGGAGTAAGGCCAGTAATAGAAGGTGGAAGATACACCTCGCCATTTTTTTGGCAAATACTTGAGCATACTGGAGACCGTAAGCCATGACATTTGAGTACAAAGAGCTGTATCCAAAGATATGGGTTTTTAAAAATCCATGGCAAGACATTGATTTGCTAACACAGACTATTAAAGATTCTGAACAAAATCCAGAGGGGTCCGCTTTAAATTGGCATGGCTGGTACACGTTTGGCAAAGAAGCAGACCAGTTTGATCACTCAGTTGAATCATCTGAAAGAACAAAACTAGAAAAACGGTTTTGGGATGAAATTATTGATGTGTTTAACAAAACAACAAATCAGTATGCAGATACCTTTGGGGTACCTCTAGATCTTGATGCAGAAGTTTTGAATGAAGAAGATGGCTTGAATACTCAATTATGGAAAAGAATGGGCCCTTCAATATGCAAGTATGAAGTCGAAGGTGGTATTGAAGAGTCAGACCTGGCTATGCACGTTCACACAGACTATCAAAGAGATTATCATGACTTTAGAGGATATAAGTTTACGTTTACATGTACGATGTATTTAAACGGAGATTATGAAGGCGGCGGGCTTACATTTTTAGTAGACAATAAAACTTTTTACTACAAGCCAGAAAAAGGCGATGTTTTGCTATTCCCAGCAGGAGATCCAGACTTTCTTTCTGATTCTGGGCAGTTTTATATGCACGGTGTTGAAAAAGTAAAGGGCACACCAAAGTATTTTGTAAGAAATCACTGGGTTAGATTTTATCCTGGATCACCAGAATGGTTAGAAAATGAAAAGCTTTACGGTAAGGAAATTTGGAAAGAGATGGAAATTGCAAGAACTAAAGAAGAAAGAAAAGCTGGGGCCTATCAGACAATTAATTATGATGAGCTTAAAAAATTAGAAAGGATTGATCTCAATGACATTTAATTTAGAAAATCAAAATAGGGTAAAAGAAGATATTGTTTTTTTTGAAAACTTTCTTAGCCCAGAAGATTGTGATCGTGTTATTAAATATTGGGAGCACTCTGCAGAAAAAGGAACTTTGCCCTGGGCACCAATTTCATTTTATGACTCCTTTGCATCAAATTTACCAGATGATGATGACAAAGAAAATTTTGGCCTAGCGCCAGATTTCTTTACATCTTTGCAAGATAAAATCCAAGAGGCTACAGAAATATGTAGAGGCGATAAGGTTAAGCTAGTAAGCTACCATGCACAAAAATGGATAGAAGGTGCTTATGCTGGATATCATTCAGACAATACATCTTTAGAGTCACCTGAGTATAACTCATTCGAAAGAAGTAAGTGGGCTGCCTTTCTTTATTTAAATGAAGATTTTGAAGGCGGAGTATTAAATTTTAGAGATCATGATATTTCACTTCAGCCAAAAACTGGTATGCTTGCAGCATTTTCAGGCGGGCATCACAATATTCATGAGGTTCAAATGATCACTGAGGGTACTAGATGGACAATTGGTTCTTTCTGGGATAATATAGAAGCTGAGTATGACGATGCCAAGCAGGCTTTTTGGGAAGCTGATATAGCAGAGCAGAGAAAAAGACAGGCCGAAGACGCAGAGTCTTGGGCCGAATTAAAAGAAAAAGGGGAAAGGTTAAGACCTGGCCCAGATCAAACTGCTAAAAAAGAAGTTGCTTTAAAAATAGGAGAATAATATGACAAAGACTACTGTACTAGAAAACGGAATGATTAGAGAAGAGCTTCACCCACAAGTTTATTATTATAGAAATGCTATACCTAATGTAAAAGAGTGGCTAGATCTTGTAAATGATTCTGAAAATCACGAAGAGCTCTATTCAATAATTACTCCCTGGAACCAATGGGACGTAGATGAAAACAGATCTATGGGTCACCCATATGTTTATGGATACAAAAAGCTTTGCCTGCTGAATAGCGTTTATAATATAGATAAAGATGTTTCCGAAGAAACAAAGCAGCGTTTTATTAATATAAGAGATCCATTGTTTAACGCTATAAAAGCGGTATGTGAAGACTATAAAAAAGAGCAGCAGATAGATAAAGAGCTTATTCTTTTGGAACAGTTTGGTGTTCACAGATATAGAGCTGGTAACTATATGGGAGTTCATCATGACTCTCAAGAAGGAGACACAAGACTACTTTACTCTTTAGTTGTCTGGCCAAATGACGACTACGAAGGCGGAGAGCTATCATTTAGCATAAGCGAAGGAATTATAACTGGAACAGAAAGAGCTTTGCAGGGAGACATACTTGATCCTCAAAATGAAGGATTGTACGACTTCTATATTAAGCCTGAAGCTGGTAGCATTGTGATATTTCCATCACCATCTCCATTCAGTCACACTGCACACGAAGTCAAGTCTGGATGGAAGTATATGCTACCAATGTTCTGGATAGATCCATCTGGAGAGGATGTTCTTTTTAAACAAGACCCAGATTTTAAACTAGAGTTTGTATACCCAGATAAAGAAGATTTATTTAAATGATAGATAGTGGTATAATTAAGCATGTATTAGAAGGAGAACAAATGATATCTGAAAAATTGCACGATAAGGTTTATTATTACAAAAATGTAGTATCTGATCCAAAAAATTTAGTTAAGTTAATTGAAGAAACGGAATCAGAAAAATATTCAAAGTTCATTACGCCCTGGGAAGAGTGGAGCGCATGCAGCGGAGAAATGTATGTTTACGGAAATCATAAAAGAATTAAAATGTTAAAGCTGGATGAAATTTTACAAAAATGCCCAGAAGATATTTTAGAAGATTCTAAATACATATTTAATGAAATTTTCGATGGATTTAAAAACGTTTGCCTAGACTATGCTGAAAAAGTAAATGAAGAGTCTAAATTAATTTTGATGACAGACACGGCTATCAAGCGATATGAAGCTGGAACCTTTATGGGATCCCACTTTGACCAGCAAGAGGGAGATAAGAGATTAAAGTATTCTTTGGTTATGTATCTAAACGATGACTATGAAGGAGGACAAATATCTTTTACAATTAAAGATGGAGTTCTGACTTCAACAGATTATGCAGCTTCAGAAGATATCGACGATCCTAGAAATAAAGAAAGAATTACTTTTTCAATAAAGCCTGAAGCGGGAAGCGTAATAATATTCCCATCAGAACCACCATATAGTCACACAGCACATTTAGTAAAAAGCGGACTCAAATACATGGTTCCGTCATTTTGGTTGAATAAAGGCTCGTTTGTTGACGGAGTCTTTGTTCCAGAATAAAGGGTTTTAAAATGGCAATGTATGTTTTCCAAGAGATAGCACCAAAAGTTTTTTATTTTACCTACTGCCTTCAAGAGATTGGCAAGTACATCGGCTTCCTTGAAGAAAGTGAAAAGAATACAAATAATCTAATTAGCAAATGGCATGATGAAGAGTATGGATATGAAAAAAGAATATCCTCTGATTTTTCAAATGAAACAGAAATTGTAGATACTCGTAGCCTTTTTATAATTAATAATTTAAAGGCTACATTCCACCATTGCTTTACTCAATATAAGATATTTAACAACATAGAAGAGCCAGTGAACTTGAGTCCTAGGTACTGGGTCAGAAAACATAACGAGGGCCAAGTAAAAAATAACTGTGGTGCAAATGGTAAATACACTGCTAGATTATACATCAATGATTCTTTTTCTGGTGGGGAGATTTCAATACCTGGAAAACCTAGTTTTAAGCCAGAGGCAGGCAGCATAATTATAGCTCCATCAGATGTACAAGTAACCGCAGAACCAGCTCATGGCAATTCAAGATATATTGCAATAGGTCATTGGGTTTAATCAATACCCTCTGATATAATTAAAATATGTCCTACTATCTAGATGTAATTAAAGATTCCCCTGTTGGCTTGTGGAAATTAGACGAGTCATCTGGATCGATAGCCTATGACATCTCTGGTTGCAACAATCACGCATCATATGTTGGTCAGATAGTTAAAATGGGAATGCCAATAGTTTCTGGCGGAGCCCATACAAATAAGATTGATTCTTCTAATTATATTCAGTTTGCCATGTCAAAAGATTTTTCTGGAACAACGGGTACTGGGGGATTTGGAACATTTGATACTTATGACAATGACTTCTCTATTGAAGCATGGATACATCCAAAAACTATAACATCTATAACTCCAATTTTAGCAGATGCCAACGGTATTGGTTTGTATTGGGATAATGGAAATATTGTTTTTAAACTAGAATCTGAAAGAATTGATTATTCTGTACCAAATCCTAATAGGGTTATCCATGTTGTTGGCGTATACTCTGTAAACTCTATGAGCCTTTATGTAAATGGAGTTATGGTGTCTACACAGCCAGTCTCTATTAGGTTTACTAATACATCAGTATCTTTGGTATCTGGACCTGCTTTGTCTGGAGAATATTTTTTAATTGATTGTCCAGCTGTATACAGATATTCTTTATCTCAACAATCAATAATATCTCACTATAATAATTTATTTTTAAATAATGATGAGCAGATAGTTTTGCCAGACCTAGGTGAATTATTTAAGGCGGGAGAAAGGTATCAAGAGGTAGAAACCAAATATGTTTATCCAGCTCAAGTTCCATGGGATACTCTTATTTATGATAATGCTGACCTTTCTTATAATAAAAACAACAATAGCATTTATTTAAATTCAGGATCTACATCTGGAGAATTTGTAGAAGACATGGTTTTGAATGTTACAAAAGCCTATGTCTCTTCTAAGATTGATTGGGTTGCATCTACTGGATTATCAGTTTATGTATCTGAAACTTCTGACTCGGGGCCCTGGCTACCTTGTGTAAATGGATCATCTATTCCAGGCTTTACTCAGGGCTCTAGCTTTTCTTCAACAAAGATACTATATTTTAAATTTGTTTTTTCTTCTACAGATTCAAATAAATATCTACCAGAACTATACTCGTTAAAAATTTATTTTTATTCTACAAAAAAAATGCTAGGTCATAGCGGAGGTAGCAACCTTTCAATATCCCAGCCATCAAGCGGATCTGTTTGGGATATTGATATAGCAAACGATACTTATCCGATAAGACTTAGAGAAGGCAAAAATGGAGTAAGGCCAAGATCCTCGGCATTCTACATAGATTCAGCAAGAGAGAATATGAATATTGAAATGATATTTACTCCAAAGTCTTTATCTAACGGAAACCTTTTATTTAATAAGACTGGATTAGTAGAGACCTCATTGTCATGGGCGGTAGGCGGAGGGATAACAAAGTCTAATATTAGCAATATCTATATTAATGGACAAGATGCCTCATCCGCTACAAACATATCTTCATACCTTTATATAGGAGAGCCAAACTATATACTAATAAAGACAACTGCTGCAATAACTGGTCAAATATGGTTTAATGGAAAGCAATTGTTGGGAGTAAGATCAGGTGTATTGGACGATAATTTATATCAAAATATAGCATTATATTCTAATCCTTTAATTAGCCATCAGGAGCATTATGACCTATATATTGGAAAATCTGCTTCTATTGCTCAAGGTTCGTCTATGGAGATGACAGAAGAGTCAGTGGCAACCTACTCTAGAGACAGAATTGTGTTCCAGGTCATATAGTTTTGTCATATTGAGTGACAAAAAGCTGGACTTATGTCTACAATAGTGGTAAAATAATTAACTATGGACATAAAAAGAATCAATGCTCAAATGAAATCTGGCGAGACTAGATTAGGAGTCTATGTCTGGGAGATGCCTGACGGAAGATGGATTGGCGACGAAGACAACAACTTCTTGTCTATACAATCAATGCTGGGCAATAAAGAAAGAATTGATTTGTTAGCAAAAGCGGTTGCTCATTATGGAATTGAAGAAGGCCAGCCTAAATTTATTGAAGGAAGCCGACAAATTGATGAAGAAGAGTTTGAATACCAGAAGCAAAGATTAAGATGGGGTCTCACCCCAGATCCGTTGGACATAGGAGTTCACAAGGAAGAGATGGCTAAACTTAGGGGTCCTCAAAAATGATTGAATCTAAAGACGAAATTTTTAGCGAAAATATTGACATTTCAAATGCAGCAGACTGGGTAAGATTTAATAACCCTACGACTCAAAAGTCTGACGACCTGTTTGACATAGATGCAGAAGAAGTATTAAAGCTTTCAGGCCTTGGAGCCTCATTTAGAAGAAAAGTATCGAGAGACTTGCAAAAAGCTTTTACTGGAAAAGATGGTTCTGTAAGTCAGCAACTTCAACATCAACAGGCAGTTAGCGGGTACGCAACATTTGACTTAATTCAACCAGAATACAACTTAGACTATCTTTCAACAATTTATGAAATTTCACCTTACAACTACGCAGCAATAAATGCAAAGGTTGCTAATATTGTAGGTTTAGGATTTGACTTTATTGAATCAAAAAAAACTACAGACACGCTTGAAGATATCGAAGATGAAAAGCAATTAGAAAGAGCACGTAAAAAGCTAAATAGAATTAAGCAAGACCTGCATCGCTGGCTAGAAGATTGCAACGAAGATGAGACATTTAAAGAAACACTTATAAAGTTCTACACTGACATAGAGGCTACTGGTAATGGCTATCTGGAGGTCGGTAGAACAACGACTGGCAAGATAGGGTACATCGGTCATATACCTTCAAAGACAATGCGTGTGAGGCGCCTCAGAGACGGTTTTATACAGCTTCTATATGGTAAGGCAGTATTCTTTAGAAACTTCGGAGACACAGAAACCGTAAACCCAATTGCTGGCCAAGAGGATAGACCTAATGAAATTATTCATTTAAAGAAGTACACTCCAAAAAATAATTATTATGGAATCCCAGATATTATTGCTGCACAAAATGCTATGGCAGGCAATGAATTTGCTGGTAAGTATAATCTGGACTACTTTGAAAATAAAGCGGTACCAAGATATATTATTACAGTAAAAGGGGCAAAGCTTTCCCCAGAGTCAGAGCGTAAATTGCTTGAATTTTTTCAGGTTGGGCTTAAAGGAAAAAATCATAGATCCCTGTATATTCCACTCCCACCAGACTCATCAGATTCAAAAACTGAATTTAAAATGGAGCCAATTGAAGCAGGGGCACAAGAAGGTTCTTTTGAAAAGTACAGAAATTCAAATCGAGATGAAATATTGATGGCTCATAGAGTCCCAATTAATAAAATTGGAACTCCAGCAGGTATTAATTTAGCTGCCGCAAGAGATGCAGATAAAACATTTAAAGAGCAAGTTTGCAGGCCAGCGCAAGAAAACCTTGAGAAAAAGATTAATAAAATAATCCAGGAAATGACTGATGCCTTAGAGCTTAAATTTAACGAATTAAGTTTAACGGATGCTGATACCCAGTCAAAGATTGATGAAAGATATCTTAGATTCCAGGTAATAACTCCAAATGAAATTAGAGTTAGAATGGGTATGGTTCCAAGAGAAGGCGGAGACGTTCCAGTAGATCTTGCAGCCCAAGCCGCAGAAATTAAAGCCCAAGCAACCCAAAGCAGAGCCCGTGATCAAGAAAGATCTGCCAATTCACCAGATAAATCTGGGGAGGGCAGAAATGCAAAGGGAGATGGAAGACAAGTCAACTAGTCTTACTCAACTGGTTATTTGCCTTTTTATACAACAATCTCTATAATATATAACATATGATCATAGAAAAGTCACATTGGTCTTCTAATGGAAATGCTATTAATTTATCAGTTCCATTTACGAAGGTCAATAGAGAGAAAAGAACAGTCTCAGGATTCGCAACATTAGATAACCTGGATCAGACTGGTGATGTCGTTACTCAAGAAGCTAGCATGAAAGCGTTCGAAAGCTTTAGAGGTAATCTAAGAGAAATGCATCAGCCGCTTGCAGTTGGCAAGGTAGCATCATTTAGACCAGAAACTTTTTATGACCCTGCAACAAAAGAATTTTACAACGGTGTTTACGTTGATGCATACATTTCTAAGGGCGCTCAGGACACTTGGGAAAAGGTTCTAGACGGAACACTAACAGGATTTTCTATCGGCGGAAAGATTATTGAATCAGATAACGAAGTAAACAAATCAACAGGAGCATCAGTAAGATTCATCAAAGACTATGCACTAGTTGAACTATCAATCGTTGATTCACCAGCAAATGAACTATGTAACATTTTATCTATTGAAAAAGTAAACGGACAAATGATTTTTAAAGGCATCGCAGCAGATGTTAAAATGGAAAATATTTTTTATTGTGCAGACAGCGACTCTGTATTTATGTCAACAGAATCAGAATACATATCTCCAGTTACTGGTAAAAAAACAGAACTCATTGGATGGGTAGAATCAAACGACGTAAACAAAGGAAAAGAAATAGAAAAGATTCTTGATTCACGTAGATCAAGATTGCAAACATTGCCTGAAACACAAAATATAAATACGGCAATTGCAGAAGGAGGAAATGAAGTGGAAAAGCTTAATGTAACAGAAGCAACTCCAGTAGTAGAAGAAGCAGTAGTAGAAACACCTGCAGAAATTATTGAAGAAGTTGCCCCAGTAGAACAAGATTCTGCTGAAGTTGTAGCTGAAGTAACTTCTGCCGAAGTTCTGGAAAAATCAGCAGAACTAACAGTTCAGGAATCACCTGACTTTGTTAAAATGCTAGGCGACCTTAAGGGTTTCTTCTCAGAGACTTTGGAAAAGGCCTCTGAGGCAAACGCTGCTCAGGTTTCAACAATCAAGGAGACAGTCGAAGCTTTTAGCAAGAATGTCGATTTGAGAATTTCAGAATTAGCAGAAAAGCACACAGAACTCTCAACAGCAGTTGATTCAATTAAGTCTATCATGGACACAGTTGAAAAAAGAGTAGACGCAGTAGAATCAGACACTGCAATCAAGAAGTCCTCTGACCTTGGCGGGTCAACAGGAGTAACAATCAAAAAATCAAAATGGAACGGCACTTTCCTCGGTTCCGTTAGCGAATTAACAAAATAAAGGGTAAGGTGAAAAACTAATGAGTAATGAACTATTAGCAAAAGCAGCTGAAGCAGGCACAACACTAACAGGTGGAATGACTGGCGCAGCAAACCCTACCGACGGAATTCACGTAGGTTCCGAGGGTAAGGGAGGCTTGCTCAATCCTGAGCAATCCGCAAGATTCCTTGATTACATGTTCGATGCAACAGTAATCGGTAAAGTAGCACGTACAGTTCGAATGAGAGCTGACACTACAGAGATTGATCGTATCGGCGTCGGTGAGAAGCTTATGAAGCTTGCAGCTGAAGCAGAGAACACTGGCTCAAATGCAGCTGTACAGTTCTCAAAGATTTCTCTCACAACAAAGAAGCTTCGCCTAGATTGGGAGCTTTCAACTGAGTCTCTAGAAGACAATATTGAAGGTGCAGATCTAGAAGATCACATTGCAAGACTTATGGCAACACAGGCTGGTAACGACCTTGAGGACGTAGTCCTTAACGGTAACACAGCTCTAACTGCAGATTTACTTTACAAGTCATTCGACGGTGTTGTTAAGATTGCAAAGGCAAACGGCCATGTAGTAGCTGGAGCGGGCGCAAACGTGTCTCGTGAAATCTTCAACAAGGCACTTAAGGCTATGCCACGTAAGTACAAGCAACGTCGTCCAGACCTACGCTTCCTTGCAGGCTCAAACCTAATTCAAGACTACTTATACTCAACTTCACAGTTGGGTAACTATGGTTCTGCAAACCCACAGGATATCGCTTCAAGCATTATCCGTGGAAACGAGCCAGGCCTAGGTGGCCCAGCAGGTTTCGTAGCTCCATTCGCATTTGGTATTCCAATTGTTGAGGTTCCACTACTTAAGGAAACTCAGACTGGTTCATATGCAACTCCAACAGGAGAGCACGGAGACGTCCACTTGACATTCCCAAATAACGTTGTTATTGGTATCAAGCGTGATGTAACTGTTTACCGCTTCTTCTGGCCAAAGAAGGACTCAATCGAATATACAATGTATACTCGCGTGGGTACCCAAATTGAGCAGGCAGATGCATGGGTAGTCGTAAAAGACGTTAAGGTTGCTTCTTAATTAAATAAGAAATAACTATCGAAAGGCCCCCAATTAATTTTGGGGGCTTTTCATTTTAATTTTATAGTGCTATAATTTATATACATACCAAAGGAGTATATACATGTCATTTGACACACTTAAAGTCAAAGATCTAAAGACACTAGCAGCGGACTTCGCAGTTGATGTTGATGGACTAAAAAACAAAGCAGATGTTATTGCAGCCCTAACAGAAGAAGGAGTAACTTGGTCAGTTTACCAAGGGACACTAAAAAATATAGAGAACGCAAAAGAAGATGCAGATGAAATTCTTCCTAGACTAGATCCAAATCAAAAGCTTGATGAAGATATGGTACTTGTAAAGATGGATCGACCAAATGCTAGATATGATGCTTTAGGATTTACATTCACTAGAGATCATCCATTTGTAGCAATGAAGCCAGAAGTGGCTCAAGAAATTTTTGATAAGGAGGAAGGGTTTAGATTGGCTACACCTAGAGAAGTACAGGAGTACTACAACTAAGCCTAACACATGGCAGAGATATACATAAACACAAGCACGGCAGCAACAACAAAACTTTACGTAAAAGGTGAAGCTATAACGCCAACATCATCCGTAGTTGTAAAATTTTATGACATAACTGGTGATCCGCTTGTTTCTCCGCAGATTAGTCCATCATCAATTATTGCTACTGTAACAGCAGAAGCGAGTGAAGTTGACGAAGGATCATTTAGTGTTTATCTGCCAGTGCAGCATTCAACAAGAAATAGAAAGTTTAAGTTAGTTTGGGATTGGCAGTTCAACTCAGCTGCATACTCAACTACAACCTACCTAGATATTGTTACTCCATATGTTGATATCCAAGAAGCAGCACAAGAAATGGGTCTTGGGTCAGATGCAAATGATCCAAGTCATAAAACATATCAGGAATTAAAATTGGCGGAGAGATACGCTAGAAACATAATTGAAGGGCACACGGGACAAAAGTTTTATTTGCATGATGATACCTTCTTTACAATAGGAAGTGATTCAGATACACTTTCAATGCCTAAAAAAATAAATAGGCTACATACTCTATATGCCAATGATGAATTGCTTGTAGACAATATCAATAGTATTAATAACTTAGGAATAGTTGTTGAAAATACAGTAAGTGGATTTGGAATAAGAGCCAATCATTTTTCTGGCATTAATGACGATGTGTATATTGCAAATGGAATGGTGCCCCCTTCAATAAATGATTCATCTCCAAATATTTTTAGAAGATCTAAGAGTTACAAAGTGTATGCAAGATTTGGTTGGGACTATATCCCAAATGAAGTTCGTGACGCAACGGTAGAATTAATGAAGATGTACTTTGCAAAAGACCGTGTGTGGAGAGATAGATACGTTAAAAAGATATCTACAACAGACTGGGATTTTGAATATTCTTCTGAAGCTTTTAGCGGAACGGGCTCTTCTTACGCTGACAAGCTTCTAGCAGATTATGTTATAACTCAAATGGTACTGGTGTAATGTTTGACCTAGTTGATGGTTTAATGACCATGAAAATGGATGTCTACCGTCAATCTGAACGGCAGGATCCAAACACTGGTGCAATGGTTAGAGAGTTTTCTTATATTAAAACAATAGATTGTTATGCTAGAGGGGTAATTACAGAAAACCGAAATAGGTCCAACGATAGCCAAAAGTTTTCAAATAAATATTCAAACAATCAGTACATAGAAGTTAGAACATCTGATAGGCTTACTGCCAGAGACAAAGTTAAAAATATTGTTGATGTCAACGGTAAGCCAATTTGGTATGAGCTCAATTATCCAAATGATACAGACACAGTATTTGACGTGATAGGAACAACTCCAATAGCAGATCCATTTGGAAATGTAGTTGGATATAACTCATCACTACAAAGAGCGGAGAATCAGCAAATTGGCATCTGAAATTTTAGCAATTAAAGCAGCAAGCGGATTAGTTAATTTAATGTCTAATAAGCCAATGAGCGGCGCAATAAAAGACAGTACTGTTGCTCAGATATCTGCAGCTTTATTTTATAAAACAAATGTCATGGCTAAGCTCGCCGCTAACTCTCAATTTCAAGCAGCATTTAGAAGCGTAATCTTCGATCAACTTCAAGTTGATTTTGGAGACTATATTGATGCAAAAGCAAGAACATCTCCAAAGTCTTTTCACCATGTTTATGAATGGGGAAGAATTGGTGAGGATGAGGCTAGACTATTTAAATTAAAAAAACTTCCAGCAGATGGGCTTTCATTAAAAGTTAATTATGAATTAATAGATTCTAAATCTTTCGTACCATCTGAAAACTCTAACAATAAGCATGTCTTTGTTAAAAAAGCTGAGATAATGGAGCAGGGCAAAACAGTAGTTATTGCTCCAAGATTTTCAGAAAGATTAGTATTTGAAGTAGATGGGTATACAGTATTTATGCCCAAGGGTGAATCTGTTACTGTCAAAAAGCCAGGCGGAGCGGCAACTAAAAATGCATTCTTTTCACAATATAGATATTTCTTTACTGGACAGCTAGTCAATATGTCTATTAAAAAATCGGGATTTCAAAAGCTTTTTAATTCTTCATTATCTAGAGCACTAGGAGTTCCAGCACAAGTTAAATCAGTTAAATATAGTTTCTCTCCAAATCAGCTAGCAAATGAAGCAGAAGCTGCAACATCAGCGGCATTTGCGAGGTTAGCAAATGGCTAATTACAAATTAGATTCAATGTTTGAAATAAGAAAGTTCCTGTGGAGCAGACTTACAGCTCTGGATATATTTAATCAAGAAGACTACTACTCTGATAATCTAAATGAGACTCTCGTCCCAATTGTCCCAGTTCAGCAACAGCCAGAAATGAATCAATTTTTAAGCGGGAAGAAACACATAGTATACGATAAGATAGGGATGTCTTATGAGAACAACTGGATGATATGTTGCGAGCAAATCCTTCTAACCCTATATTCACCAGATCTACTTGATATTGTTGAAATAAGAAACTTCCTAACTGATGAGTTTAGAAGAATGGATGATTCTGCAAAGGATGTCAATAAATGGGCGGGGCTGTCTAATAAATTCAAGTTTCATAGCATCCAAGTAGCAGAAATATCATCCACATCCCCATCAGAAGAGATACAAGGATTCTATGCAGCAGATGTCATATTAGAGATAAAATACTCTAGGATATTAGATGGCAAAGGCAGATTTGCCTAATTTGCCTTTTATACTCTAGTAGAGTAAAATTAGACTAGAGGAAAGGGCCTAGCCAGCCAAATATATATATATCAATTTCATGAAATCAGGAGGCAATACAACATGGCATATCAAAATACAGGTGACGCAAGAAACATTCTTGTTGGTGCATCACCGCTATTCTTGTCAGTAGAAGACTCAACAGTTTCTGGTTATGATTCAAGCATGGATGCAGGCGAAGCAAACGCTTTCGTTGCATCAAAGAATCGTTTCGTACCAGCATTCTCATCAGGAGAGTCTTACACTACAACACTAAATAAAGTTTTAACAACAACAGGTGCTACTCAGACAGCAACGCCTACAGAGGCATCACCAGCAATTGGTGGAGCTTACCGTAACGTTGGTTACACAAATAACGGTCTACAGATCAGCTACCAGCCAACATTCGACTCAGTAACTGTTGATCAGTTGCTAGATACAGCTAAGCTGTTTAAGTCTGCAATGATGGTTCAGATCTCAACAGAAATGGCAGAAGGTACTCTAGAGAACGTTCTTGCAGTATTTGGTCAAAAGGGATCAACACTTACATCATCAGGAACTGGTGCAACAGCAGTTGACACACTAGGCTTGGAAGCAGGTGCACTTGGTGCAGCTCCAACAGAGCGTCAGCTAATTGCAGTTGGACAAGCTCCAACTTCAGAGGCATCAGCAACTGAGCGTGTATATTATGCACGTCGTGTTTTGTCTGTAGAACAGTCACAGTTCTCTTTGGCTCGTACAGCAGCAACAACATTCCCAGTAACATTCCGTCTTCTACCATCAGGTGACGCAGCTCACGCTGGTTCAGAATACGGTAAGATTATTGACCGCGTTCTAACAGTTTAATTATTAATATAATTAATATCAAAGCCCCCAAGAAATTGGGGGCTTTGCTGTTGTACCCTTATAATGGTTATGCTATAATAATTTAGACGATCCTTAAGGAGGATAAATTGGCAAGTACAGTATATGATGTAGAAGAGATTGAACTACAAAGCGGAGCTAAAGTAAAGCTCAAGCCATTATCAATCAAGCAACTACGAAAGTTTATGGAAGTAATTAAGAAAGTACAAGACGCAGAAGACGAGACAGCAACACTTGGTATTTTAGTTGAAGCATGTGGAGTAGCACTAGAAACTCAACTACCTGATCTTGTTGCAGACCTTGACAAGCTTGAAGATGCACTGGACGTTCCAACCATTAACAGAATCCTTGAAGTTTGCGGAGGAATTAAGATGGACGACCCAAACCTAATAGCGGCAGCGGTACTGGCTGGTCAGAACTAGATTTAGCCGCTTTAGAGGGACAAGTTTTTCTTTTAGGACATTGGAAGAATTACGAGGAGTTAGAAGATAATTTATCAATGCCAGAATTGATTCAGACCTTAACAGCAATGAATCAAAAAGAACATAACCAGAGAAAGTTTGCAGCATCACTAAAAGGAATCCAATTAGATGATGAAGCAGAAGAAAAAAAAGAAAAAGGTTCTACCTTTGAAGATGTCCAAAGAAGGGCTCTAGGAATTAAATCATCAGCAGATGATATTGTTTCATTACAGGGACCATTCGCAGCAAAAGCTGGATTTGGAATAGGCGCAGGGTTAGGATACTCTAGGAGTAATTAGTGGCTGACGAACAAATTGTAACCAGTATAGTCGCCAAAGCCGACTTGTCTAGCCTTGTGTCTGAAGTACACAGGGCTAGTGCTAGTCTTCAGCAACTCCAAAGAGAGTTACTTTCTTCAAACAAAGCAATTTCTTCTTCAACAAAATTAGCAAATAATTTATTTAGAGATACATTAACTGGTAGTGGACAATTCTCTAGTCACTTCGTAAACCTTAATTCAGATGTAGATAAGTTTGGTAAAAACTTAGATGCTGGTAGATTAAAGCTTAAGAATTATTTCCAGACTTTTAGAGAACACGCTACTACCCAAAAGGGTATGATCAGGGAGCTTGCCAAAGAACAGGTAATGCTTCAAAATTCAGTACTGCAACCACTAGGCAGAAATGCTCAGGGGTTAATGCAGTACAATGTTATGATACCCAGAGGATTGGATGCTGTAAAGAATAGTGCACAGCTAGCTCGCATGGAACTTCAGATAATGAATCGTGCACTGTCTGAAGGAGCAGGATCTTTAATTAACTGGGGTAAGAATACTCAGTGGGCAGGTCGTCAGCTTACAGTTGGACTTACAGTTCCTCTAACCATGTTTGGTTCTGCCGCAGGAAAAGCATTTAGAGAAGCAGATCAAGAGCTAGTAAGACTTACAAAGGTTTATGGTGGATTAGCTGCAACATCTGCAGCAGATTTAAAAGCAATTAGAGAAGAAGTAGTACAAACAGCAAAAACTTTGTCTCAAACAATGGGAGCTTCATTTAAAGATACAATTGCATTAGGTGCTGATATTGCAGCGACTGGCAAGATGGGTAACGATCTTTTAGAATCAATTTCAGAAACCACTAGACTTTCTATTTTAGGTGAAGTTGATAGGCAAGATGCTATGAAGGCAACCCTATCAATTCAAACAGCATTTAAACAGAACACAGAAGAGCTTACAGAATCAATTAACTTTTTAAACGCAGTTGAAAACCAGACATCAACTACACTTGCGGATTTAGTGGAAGCAATTCCAAAAGCAGGTCCAGTAATTCAGCAACTAGGCGGAGACGTCAAAGACCTAGCTCTTTATTTGACAGCAATGCGAGAAGGTGGAATTAATGCATCAGAAGGTGCTAACGCATTAAAGTCTGGACTTGCATCTCTTATAAACCCAACAAAACAAACTGTCGGGATGATGTCAGACTTTGGCATAGATGTTATGGGTATGGTTGCAAAAAATACTGGAGACACAACAGGCTTATTAACAGACTTACAAAAAGCTTTAGACAGCCTTGACCCGTTAAGCAAAGCAAGAGCAATGGAGCAAATGTTTGGAAAATTTCAGTTTGCAAGAATGAGCGCATTGCTTAATAACCTAGGAAAAGAAGGAAGCCAGACTCTTCAAGTAATGGATTTAATGAAAGCAAGTACATCAGACTTAGCTGGTATTGCTGAGCGAGAATTAGGTATGATTACAGAGTCTGCATCTGGTAAATACAGAAAAGCAATGGAAACACTTAAAGCCACTCTGGCAGAAGTCGGTGAAGAGTTTTTAGGCGTTGCTACTAAGATTATCTCCGCTGCATCAAAGATTTTAAATTTCTTTACCGATTTGCCATCACCAATTAAAAAAGCTCTTACTTTTATGGCGGGATTTACAGCATTAGTTGGTCCACTAATTATGTTAACTGGTGTATTGGCAAACTTCTTTGGCTATATAACAAAGGGAATAGTCCAACTTAGATCTTTCTTTATGAGAGCAAGTGGTTGGAAAATGCTTACTCCAGAAATCATTGCTGCTCAAAAAGCAGCAGAGATGGTTGAGAATGCATTCTATTCTGACGCCGCCGCCGCACAAGTTTTACATAATGCTTTACAAAAACTTGTTTTAGATTATCAAAATCTTCAAGCTGCATCTATGAAAGGTGCTGTTCCAGTAAATCCAGGAGTTTCTACTGTTGCTGGAAATACAGTTGTTGCCGCTGGAAGAAGAGTTGTTGATCCTAATGATCCATATGTTGGAGATCCTAACACTAGAGCGATGTCTCATATTAGACCAAGAGACCCAAATAATCCCGCAACAATATTTGGCGGGGTACCAGGAGCTATCCCAGTAAACAGAGGAATATCCAGAACACCTCAAATGTATATGCATGATAGACTTCCAAATATTGAAGGGCTAACAAGCGTAAAGAAAATATCTACAGGAATTGTTTCAGGAGAAGCAGCTAAATTCCATGCCTTGATGGCAACGCTAGGAATGCAGACAGAGCAAGAAATTGCAACACTGAAGAAAACAATTGCAATGGGTGGAACCGTAAGCAGAGAGCTTTTAGATACATTTGATGACATTCTTCCAATAACTCAAAGATTTGCAGACAGTGCAGCAACTCAAGCAGCCGCAATAGTTCAGCAAATGAGAAATGCAGAAATAACAGTTGAGCAAGCTAAGGCAAGAATACTTGCACTTAATGCACAGATAGAGGCAGATATGGGCTCTGCAGTAACGGCATATGCTGCTGGTCGAGGAAGAAGAATTGATTTAACAAGAGCTCCAATGATGGATCAACCAGTTGTTGATGCTAATGGACAATTTACACTTAGAGATTTATACAAGAAAAAGGCAAATGCTTCTGTTATGGAAGAGTTTGGAAGACTTCGTGGAGTAAGAACATTTGGTGCACCATACAGTATTCAAACAACAAGAATGCCTAGGTTTAATGATGGTGGAGGAATTGAATCTTTTGGTCCAGGAAAAACTATTGTATCTGGTCCATCTTCTATTAGTTATGATGATAGACTCGGAAGCGTTCCAGTTGGTGGGTATGTATTAAATCAGTCAGCATCTATGGATCCAGCAAACGCACCTCTTGTTGCCATGGCTTCTGCTACATACGAAAATGGCGGAGAAATAACAGCAGCACTTACACCACGGGAAACAGTATTTGGTCCTAAGATTCAAAGAATGCCTGAGTTGTACGCAGCAGTAGATGCAGCAAATAGCGGATATAATTTTGGCGGGCAGATTATGAATGGCATTACTGGATATGGAAGACAAACAGATAAGACTCCTAATGGTATAAATAAAGCTGCATTTAAAAAACAATATAAGGAATATTTAAGATTTATTAATAATCCAAGATATGAAGATGATCTGAGAATGAGAATGATCATGCTTGATGCTTCTGAGCTAGTTGAGTATACTGGAATGTCTCCTGAAAAAGCTATTAGAGCTGCTTCAAGCAATTTTGATTTAGCAAAAGCATCTTCTGGAGGATCTTTAGAAAAATTTATTGAGCAAAGAATAAAGCAAGTCAAAGGACTTGAAAGAAGATATCCAGCATTAAAGCATCCAAATTCTGAAGCAACACGAACACCTTCAAGCAAAGGGCTAAATAATAATTTAAATAAAGTCAGAGATGCTATGATGAAGAGCCCAGCATTTAAAGATGTATGGGATTTAATTGAAAAAGTAACTCCAACAGCAATTAATCCAAACAGTAAGACACCTCTTCTGGATAGAAATGTAAGAGGACACTTGCTAAGACATGGTGAAATTGGGTATGCTACTAGAGGCCACATGGGTGTTGCAGCAGTACTTCCTCATGATATAAATAGCGTAATGGCTATACTACAAAAGATAGGAATATCTCCAGATGTTTTAAATTTGGATGCTTTGTCAGCAAGAAGAAGTCTTGAAACAGCACTAAAGAATGTAGGGTTGTCAAAATTTGCTACTCCAGATGATATATTTACAGCATTACAAGATGATGGTTTATTTAAGAGCAAAGCTCAAATTGAATCTGGAAATGTAGTTAGAGCAAATAAAAAGCAGAGAAGCTCATTGAGTATGCTATTAGAGGCAGCGGCAGAAAGAAAAAGATGGGTGTTTAGAGGAAGACCTCCTATGCCAGTTCTACTTAATAAAGGTGGAATGATTCCAGGTGGTTCTATATCTTCAGATAGATTTTCATATGGAGTCCCTCCACTATCCCCAAGACTAGAGGCTATTAGATTAGCTCAACAAGCTAGATACGCTGAAAAGCGTAAAGCCGATATGATTAAGTACCCGTGGATTCAAGAAGCCGTAGCGGGAAGGAACAGGGGATCTAGTGTATCTCCATTATTAAAATTACTACCGCCAGAAAAAATGCTTGATGTTTTAACAAAAGCAAAAGCATTAAGCTCAAGAAGTGCACTAGGTTCGTTTGCTGATACACCAGTAACTGAATATGGACATCAAATTTCAGCCAGCTCTGGTATGAGCTATCCTATACCTGGAGTATCTGGAATGTATAAGGATGCAAAAGGGAAACTAGTTTTTGTTAAAGGTGTTCCTAATGAATTAACTGCAATCCATGAGCCATTGGGCACCGAACTTTCAAGGAGGCTTTTTAAATTACATTCCCCAGTTCAAAGACCTGTAACGGTTAATAATCCATTAGATCCAAGCAAGAAAAGCAAATTGCTTGCCCTAGAATCAGATTATGATCCACGCTTTGCAAAGACAGATGTACCATGGGATGAAGATACAGTAATTAGACAGCTTGCTAATTCTCTTCTTATGAACAATAAAGACTTGTCTAGATCAAACGTATATGGTAATTTTAACCCAGATGTTGGACAAGCTGGAGTATTCCCTAAAGCATCTGGAAACACATCCCTTGCCGATGAAATGAATTCTATGGAAAAGCAAGCAATGATTAATCTACTTGCTGTTAAAGGCGGAGCAAGAAAAGATTTTGCACGTGATACTGCCGAAATAGTCCGTAAAATGACTCCTAAGCAATATGGTCGAAAAATGAAAAAGACATTGGAGCAAGCTCGTCCAGAATTAGTAAACTTCATAAATGAATTGCCTGTAGGTCTTAGAAAACCTTATGAAGCAATGCTCAAAAGATTGGATGATGGAATAGATGTTGATTGGAGCAAGTATCATTCCGTACATTCTAATCCAAAATATCTTAATGCTGGTGGTCCAGTTGGCGGCTCAATTAGACGAGGCAAACTTTCTTATGGTAGAAAAGGAAACCCAGCTGCAAGAGCAGCACAGGCAAGAGCAAGAGCAGAACGATCCGCATCTTACACTCCAAGCGGTGGTTCTTCATACACAGCAACTGGAAATCCTCAGATGCAGGTTGCTCGTGTTCCGTATGTTGGAGGTACTGGTGTAGCTGGTAATGCTTACGCTGGAATTCCTACTGCGTCTATGGCTAGAACTGTTAGCACAATGAGGCTTGCACAATTCCCTTATATGAATATGCCAACGATGCCTATGAATATTCCAGGAATTGGAAATACAGCAGCAATAACACAAGCATTTAAAGATGTATCAATGGCAATATCAAGGGGTGCAACAACACTAAGATATGGAATAATGACATCAGGCACTCATATTAAGCAGGCTTATGCAGAGTCTGCAAAATCTATGATGAACACTGCCAAGGCTGCTGCAATGTCAGCTAGAGCTGCTACAACATCTGCTATAACAGCAACATCTAACTGGGTTAGAACAAAATCTAAAAACCTACAAATATCAATTTTAAGAGAGCAAGCTGCAGTTACAGCTAGACATTACCCTACTGGTGGATTTGATCCATATCAAAGATCTTACTTTGGTCCTGGCCTTGTCAGTGACTGGAAAAACACTGGGCAAGACGGAGTACAAAAAAGAAAAGTAGGAAGCTTGGGATTTAGAAAAACTGAGTTTATGGTTGGCGACCAGCTTATGACAAGAAAGCAAGCACAAGCTGCTGGTATCTCAGTACCTGGAAGAGGACCCATGGGAATGGGCGCTCAAATGGGACTTGGAATGGCTGGCTCAATGGGCGGTATGGCTTTGATGAGCAAAGAAAAAGTCAACATTGGAAAATACGAAATGTCAGGAATGTCTGCTGGTATGGGCGTTATGGCAGCAAGCAGCATTCTTCCATTCTTACCATATGCAAAAATGAGTGCAGGATTAAAGAGTGCAGCAACAGGTGCGGCTACTTTAGCAAAAGGATTTAACGCTGCAAGACAAGCTGGAACAGTTATGGTAAAAATAATTCCAGCAATATTAAGACTAGCAAAAGGTTTTGGCCCGATAGGCTTAGTAGTAACCGCACTTGGCATAGGCTTAAAGATGTATAAGGATTATAAGGACGCTCAGCAAGATGCATCAATGGGTCTTTCTATGACAGCTAAAGCTGCCGAGCAAGCTGGAGTAAAGTATTTCAATCTTAAAGAAACCATGCAGGGCTATATAGATAAGGCAAAGCTTGCCGCTGCTGCTGCTAAGGGGTCTGAAGGTAACGCAATTGGAATGCCTGGACTACCTAAATCTATAGAAGACCTTAAAAAGGCTAAAGAAGAGGGCAAGGGGCTAAAAGATTTAATTGAATCACTTAATAGATCTGAAAGCACAGATGAAACACAAAGATTAATTAATAACCAAAAAGCACAAATGGTTGCTGCTGGAATGAGCATCGAAGAAGCAAATAAGAAGATCTATGGTGCTTTGGCAAATAGTAATAAGTCTAAAGAAGTATATCAACTATTAGCAGATAAAGGATTTGCAGCAATTACAGATAAAGCAACAGCAGCAGAATTTGCAGTTGGTAATTTAGTAAATACTTTAAATAGAGGAGATGGAACAGCTGACTGGGGTAAGGAAGTTGGAAATGGATTTGAAGGACTTATAAATGTATTCCAAAATGCTACTTCATCTTTAGTAGGAACAAAAGATGCTTTAGGAAATGTTATTGACGAGTATCAGGCATATGAAATAGTAATGTCTAAAGCAGAACAGCAGAATCCAGGAATGAATAAAGAAATTGGAAAAGATGTCTACGATAACTTAACAAAGACACAGCCTCTATTAGCTTCAATTACAAATGAAGCAGATAGCATTAAGGGAATTCTTGCAAAATGGAAACTATTTACTTCTGGCATTAATATTGATTTAAGTAAGATAGACTCAACGCTAGCAATCAAATTAGCTGGATTTAATTCAGCAGTTGACTCTGGTGTTGCTGCGTTAACAAAAGCAGCAGATGATAAAACTACATTTGGAACAATGGGTAAGGCTTATAGTGCATTGCAAAAAACAATTGCAGCAACTTCAGCTGCTGCACAAAGAGCAAATGCTGCTTCACAAAGAAGTGCCCAAGAAGAGCTAAAGATAATTGCTAAAAAGATTAAGCTTATTGAAGATGAAAAGAATAAAAAGCTAGAATCCTTAAGAGCAACTCAAGATGCATCAAATTACGCTTTAGAGCTACAAAAGCTTCAGATTGAATATGCTGATGCGGTAGCTCGTGGTGATATGGCAACAGCTGCACAAGCAAGATTAGACATAGACCAGCTAACAATGAACAGACAAAGTGATTTGGCTGCGAAAGCAATTGAAGATGCAGCAGCTAGAGAAAAAGCACCTTTAGAAAAAGATGCAGAAGCAATACAAAATCGTCAAGACAAAAAGCAGGTTACTTTCCAAAATAATCAGGACAACAGTGCTGTTGCTACTGAAATAGCAAGCAAGCTTGAAAAGTTCCAGAGTACATTTAATGCTTTAGCAACTAGAGGTACTATGAATGAGTTAGAACCTGACGCTAAAAAGAAAGCCGAAGAAGAAAAGAAAATTCAATCAGAGTTTATTGCGTTTGTTAAAGAGGTTCAAGATGCTTATGTTAAGGGTGGAAGCACTTTAAAGAAAACGCTTGAGACAGCATTCCCAGACTACTTTAGTAAAGGCAAGCCAATTCCAGTAGAAACTGTCACTAGAAGATATAATGGCAGCGGCATGGAAACAACAACAACTCCAAATCAAGGAATACTTAATTCATTTAAAGACGACATAAAAGCCTTGACAGCACATGCCGAACTTATTACTGGAGGCACTACATTAGAAAAGCTTAGAGCAGATCTAGTGAAAGCGTTGGGGTATAAGGATAAGCCTGGCGCAGCTAATACTACAAGTGCGCTTCAAAAAAATTCAACCAACGTAGAGGCAAATTTAAAAACTCTTGGAAAAGTTGGTGGTCTTACAAACAATCAGGTAACAGTTGACCCAACAACTGGTAAGAAAGAAGTATTAACAGCAGGAATATTTGAAACTAGCCTTACAAGCTTTAAGGGCGGAGGAAAAGATTTAACTGAAGGAAAGATTGTTTCTGTTGGACCAAAGGGAAGCATAGTGGCGGTTATAACAGATGATATAACAAAGCCAAAGAAAACTGGTCAATTACAAATTGTAGCAATTGATCGAGAACGTGGCCGAGTTCAATTTGCAGTTAAAGCAGCATCTGGTGGTTACGTTAGCGGTCCAGGAACACCTACATCCGATTCAATTCCAGCAATGCTTTCAAATGGTGAATACGTTATTAGTGCAAGGGCAGTACAGGCAGCTGGCGTTCCAATGCTAGATAATATTAATAAAATGGCTTCTGGAGGAATGGTTAGCTACAATGTTCCTAAGATGTCAAGTGGTGGTAGAGTAAGATTTAGCGAAGGAGGCCTTGCTTCCTCTTCAAGTTCAATGTATAATATAAATGTACAGCTAAACGGAACTAACTTAACAGCAGACGACGTTGCAGCTTCAATCCACAAGGAAATGAGACTTAGAGAAATGGCTGCTGGAGTAAATAGAAGGGTTGGTGGATAATGAGCTTTCAAAATTTATCAAAAGGATCAATCCTATACATCGAGGCATTAGACCCATTTGCAATTGATCCAGCAACAAATTCATTTAATTACAAGGGAGCAACCGTTGTTGCCCCTGGTAATGCATATTCTGCATCTACAGCAAATACAAACGGATTGTCTTTATCAAACGCAAACTCATTAAAATTTAGAAGACTTACAGAACACAATAGAGCACCTCTTTCAATAAATACAGAAAGAATTGAGTCTAGCCAAAGAATGGCAAATGGAACACTTAGAAAGTATTTTATTGCAGACAAACTTAATTTAAATGCATCTTGGGAAATGGTTCCTTCATTTAGAAATGAGACTGTTGACGGCGCATGGGCTGCAGAAGACATAAAAAATTTTTATGAGAGCACAGCTGGCCGTGGTCAATTTAGAGTTAAAATTAATCCAACAGTTTTCTCTACTTCTTTAATAGAAGAGTCAGATGGAGCATTTGTAGATGACTATACTTACACCATGGTATTTGCTTCATGCGATTTCACTGTTTTGAAAAGAGGCTTGCAACCATTTTGGAGCGTTAATATATCACTGGAGCAGGTATGATATCGGTATCTAACTCTACTAAAGATCTGCTTAAAAAAGGATCTTCAATCTCAACTTCGGTTGGCGCTACATTAGAATATAACTTAAACTCAATGGTAGAGTATATATCAGCAACATCTTCTGCATTAACAAACACATACACAAATGCTTTTAAGAAGCTGTTTCCAATAGACACAATATATAAACCATTTAGACCATTGTCTCCAGGAATTAAGTATTTAGTACATACAACTAATAATACTGATACCCCTGCAGACTCATTTGAAAGACCAAGGGATGTTAGTATGGGCACAAAGCCTAGACTATACTATCCTGGCCCAGATACTGTTTATAAATACTGGCTTGCACCTAAGAATACAAACATAAACATTTCACTAGAATATTTTTCAGATGAAGCAAAGACTACCGCAAAGGTTGTTCCTGCAAACAAGATTGTTGCCAGATTTGAAACTAGCCATGACACTCCTACTTCTTGGACAATAAGCGGAGTCAAGCAAGATAATACAACAATAACTGCATCTGGCACATCTCTTAATTCAAGCGGGGAAGCAGTAATCTATTACAATGGAACTACATGGTCAACAACAGAACCTACTACATATACAACAACACAGTATCTAAAGAAAGTATCTTTAACTGCAGTTAATTCAAATACAGGAAAATTTATAGGAGTTATAGAGCTTGCACCAAAATGGGTTCTGCCGATAGATTCAGATATAGTAAGTCTGTCTATTAATAAAGAAACTACTGCAGATGACAATTCAATTGTCCCTGTTGGCTTAATTACAGCAAACTATATGAGTTTAGCATTAATGAAACCTCATACTACATCTAGATCTATTACTGAATATAATATAAAGAACGCTATTGATAACACCAAGATATACTTATTTAAAAATGTATCTGTAAGGCCACATATAAATATTGGAGATGGTATAACTTCAGAAAAGGTTATTCAGGGAACTTTTTATGTAAACTCGTGGAGCTTGTCTGAATTTGGTGATGCTTCTATTGAAGCAACTGATGCTGCAAAGATACTCCAGGATACCCTATGCCCTCAGCTATTAGTGCAGGATTCTCCAGTCACTAGTATTATAAAAAGAATATTAGATTCAGTTGGCTTTTCTACATATAAAATTAATGTTAAAAAGATTAATAACGCTGTAGATGATGACTCTATACCATCCCTATCTTTTTGGTGGTCAGATGGAGATAAAACGGTATGGGATGTTCTACAAGAGTTGTGTAGAGATATACAGATGAATGCTTTTGTAGATGAAAATAATGTATTAAATTTTTATAGTAGAAACGCAATATACGATAATACGATTGAGCCGAAATGGGTATTTACTAGCGAAGAAATAAAGACTGGTTCTGTAGTAGACTATGCTCCAAATATAGTAAGCTTATCATCTAGAGAAATGTTTTCCGCTAATCAGGTTAGAGTTAGATATAGAACAGCATATGTTGCAACCAATCAAGAGTCATCTCAACCATTGTGGACATCAGAAACATCTTATCTAGGCGCTGGTGCTTTGACAACAGAAATAAATGATAGCAGCCAAATGTTTCAACTTGAGCCATCTACAATAAATTCAGCACGTCCAGATAAAGTGCTAGATCAATTTAGTGGATACGTTTTAATAGGTGGGGAAATTATTGAGTACGATGGATTGTGGTACCAGTATGTGCCAGCATCTGGAGGAACACCACTTCCAGTTTTAGTTAAAAATCAGTCAGATGTTTATAAGTATTCAGCATTATCAAAACCAGGATTTAAAAATTTTTATCCAACTGGT